ATGAGCTAAGAGAGAAAGTATCATATATATTAGATGATCCTGAAATTATAGTAGTAAAACAGGAGCAAGGCTATGAATGGGCTAAGAAATTTGGGACTAACCGGTATTCAGCAAAGGTATTTTTAGATAAGATATATACACTATGGCAGATAACGCATATATAGTATCTATACTATATACCAGTCTAAAGGTCTAGCGTCTAGCTAACATATAATGAAATTATCATTGTGTATAACCACTATGGATAGATGGGACTTTTTGAAAGTCTCATTGCCCAAATATCTAGAAAATCCATATATTGATGAAATAGTTATATCTGATGAAAACGGTAATGACAAAACGATAATTGATAGTATATATGCTAATAATCAAAAAATCAGGACATTTAAAAATGACCATGTACTTGGCGCATTTTTTAATAAACGAAATGCAGTATCTTTGGCTAATAACGAGTTCGTATGTCTTATGGATTCAGATAACTTTGCCCCTGTTTCATATTTTGAGACTTGGGAAAAATACCTTAATGGGGCTCAACCTGATATAAATACTATATACTCGCCCTCTAAAACAACTAAGCAGGCAAATCATCCTGGATTTGATCATAGTGAATTAAATAATCTGATAATTAATAAGGGCAATTTAAAATACTGTTGGAAAAACTATAGATGTACTCAGGGTGCATGTAATACTGGTAACTATATTATTTCAAAGACACTTATGGCGAAGGGTGTACCAAATGATATAGAAATGGCCGTTAATTCTAAATCTCTTGATGTACTATACCAAAATTATCTTCTATTTACATTAGGAGGTGGCAATTTAATATTAATTCCAAATATGGAGTATGATCATATAGTACATGATGGAAGTTATTATAAACAAACTTCTCACATGGTAAACATACCATTATATAACTCTCTTTATGAGTGAAATATATTAGTTTAAATTATACCGGTTTCCTTGCAAGAATCCAACACTGGCATACATTCCGTTCCTCATTTTCAATCCTTCCATTTATATTTAATGTATCATATCCTACCCACGAATGAGTATTAAAAATATGCTGTATATATCTAAAGTTGCCCCATTGACCAATTTCAACTATATCAAACCCGCATGATTTAAATAGCATGCCGAGGCCCATTGGATTGAGTCCCCCATAATGGATTGGGGTTGAGTGTGGTATATTGATTGTTGGAACACTTGTAAAGACATATCCGCCAGGTCTAAGACTCCTATATATATTTGAGATTGCTACAAATGGATTATATAAATGTTCAATAGTCTGATTGAATAAAAAGAAGTCAAATTGCTCTTTATAATTTATAGTGTGTAGATCGTTAGGCGGATATTCAACTAATGTTATCTTATTATATGTTAAGAACTCTAATTCAGGATCCGAAGGATATGTACATGCAAGTGAATCAGATTTTATATTATACTTTACAACCCACTCCATGAAATCTAATATAGTGAAAATACGCGGGCAATCACGATCACTCCATTTATAATTCCATGACTTAACAGGGCAATATGGTACAACATGATATTTGTTAAAATATGATGGTGGCCGTTTAATACTAGTTTCATATATCTTTGTTACTTCGTTCTCTGAAAATAGTTTATACTCCATATATAATACTAAGTAGTTTCTACCTTTAAACTATTTGAAAAACCTATATATCTTGTAATCAGATCCCTCTCTATATAAAAAATCATAGGATAAAGAATTTGATATTGCAAAATCATTTACTGCCTTAGATACATCAGACATCCAATAGTCATCTCCTAGTATTTGACCACCTGCTCTAACCTTTTTCCACCAAAAATTTAGATCATTTATAACTGAATTATAAGAATGATCGCCGTCAATAAAAATGCAGTCCAATGAACCATCCGCAACTTCATCATTTGTTACAGTTAAACTTTCCTTTCTGAACCATGTATACTTATCCTTTCATGGAGAAAGCTCAGTTTTAATTAATTCATATAACTCGTTAAAATTATTACCTGGAACTTCTGGAGTCTGTCCCATGATATCATTAGAAAATCTATCATTAGAATACTCCTTTGTAGGATCAACTAAAATCAACATATCTATATTAGTTTTCTTTAATATATCTTTCGCATGCGTTCCATAACCAATACCCACTTCTGCAACACGTTTGTAGTTATTATCATTTATTACCTTTTTAAATACTCCATAATATATGCTGCCCCATCCACCTTTACCACAGTCATTTAAATCAACTGTATTTCTATAGAAGTCCTTTAATTTCATATGTGTATATGTATGCTTAAAATAATATGTTTAAGCATACATATATGAATCCCGTATTTTTTCTTGAAGATAGAGCTGGTGCTATAATTTTATATCATTTTATAGTATTAAATATGGGTGGCCTCTATTATATAGAAGAATATGTAAAAAATAATAATCTGTCTTATCCCATTGATATTTATATGAATTCTAAAGGGATCTTAAATAAAGTAATTAATGATGCATTTTATATATTACGTGATAAATTCATATTACTAGATTCTTTACCAGCAAATCGTACTATTATTAATATACATGGTGAATCTTGTTCAACTAATCATATCTGTGATAATCCTACGATAATTTTTCCATATTTAAGAGAGTTATTTTTATCTAGAATAGCAAATACTGCTACTAATCTACCAAGAAGATTTTTTATTGCCAGAAAGCGGTCTCTTATAAATAATGCAACATGTCATAATCTTACAATAAGATCTGTAATAAATGAAGAGCACTTTATAAATAAATTAAAGAACTACAATATTAATGCTATATATTTAGAAGAACTAGACTTTATTGATAAGGTATTGCTTTTTATCAATGCAGACTTTATAATTAGCACAAATAGTAGTGCACTGACGTGTTTACTTTGGTGCAATACTAAAGTAAAAATTATAGAGATAATAAATAAACCTGTACTAAATGCACTAGGATTGCACTATAAGTTATTATGCAATACTCTCGGATTAGACTACTATAGATTTTCAAAAATCAATGATGACTCAAACGGAAATTTTATTATAGAAGATGCATCTGATATTTATAATTTAATTGAGAATCTTAAATAGATTATATAAAGAAGCAAATATAATAATTATTATATAATGAATAGAACCTTAAAAGAATGGCAGGGCGTCTATAAAGATCCAATGGAACTTATTGTTCAAGCATCTTCAGATAATGATGATGATGCTTGGCAACCCCATCCAATTGGTATGTCATACCAGTACTTGAATATGGTTAGTCTAGGCAAAAAAATACAAATTGGAGATCATACTATGTTAGTTCATTGCTCTATTAGAGATTGTACTGATAGCGCAAGAAGAAAGAGTCAACCAATAACCAGAATGAGCATTTTAGAGAATATTAAGAAAAATGGGATAATTAACACATTAACTTCATACCAAGACTATTTTAGGTCATTACCTAATTATAAGTTTGTTATTTCACCAGAAGGGAATGGTATAGACTGTCACAGACACTATGAGGCTATTATAGCCGGCTGCATTCCAATTATAGAGGATAACCCTATGGTAAGAGAAAAATATGCAGGATTGCCAGTGTTATATACTAAAGACTATAGTGAAATTACAAATGAATATCTGATATCTGTCTATAACACTATGATAAATACCCGCTATGATTTTAGTAGGGTGTTCTTATATTACTATTCGCCGAGTCAAATAGAGTTGATTAAAAGGCAAAGTAAATATTGGTGTACAAAATTAGTAGGACGACCATATTATATTGATTAGTATTATTATACTCTAACATACAAAGCATCTCCCCAGCCTTGATTTGTCATCTTAATAGTAACTCTCAAAAACCCCTTCTCCTGTAAAAAGGCATCTAGTTGATCTAATGTACCGCAGCCCTTATATACCTCCTGGGTATTCACCTCACAATATAAAGCATCTGCATAAACAAGACTGTCTTCGCCGCTACGTAAGACATCCAACTCCTTTCCCTGGATATCTAGATTCCAGAAATTACAGCCTTCCATCTCAAGTTTATTCGTCTCAATAAATGACTTTAGCGTCTGGGTGGTGACCTCTCTAGACTCTACCACATAAATATACGGATATGATGTCTGATGTGTACCAAAGTCTAAGAGGCTTGATGACTCCCCATTATTTGTTATATGGAACTTTACAGTCTGCTCCTTATTATCTAGAGCGGCACAGAAAACATTTGGAACCCCCCTTGATCTCATGAAATCAACTTTTTCTTTGATGGCATCAATCCAATATATTTTTTGCGCATTTACACCGTTTTGAATATATGCCTCTAATTCTTCACAGTGGTGAGCACCGATGTGAAGAATACCTGTAGGTACTTTATTATACGAGCTTAAAATCCGGCAACACTCTGCAAAGGGAATTAACATATACAGTATAAATTAAATTATTCTTTATGCTATTAATATTTTATGCATTAAAAAATGCCTTTTTCAAAGGTTCATACATTTCCAAAAATGTCTTATTTTTTTCATCATCAAGCACCTTCGTATTGTAAAAAATCCTCATATATAAATCTAATTTGCCAAGGGCATATTCAACATACCAGACAGGTACATTAATCTCTTTACCTGTTTGAATCATCTTTAAAAAATTAAGCCCACTTCCTACAGACGCAAAATGTGCAATCTTGTCACCAAAATCCATATCACGATTTAAAATTCCATACTTATTAATACGTTTACCATCTGTATTAGTTCCACCAATTATATCATTTTCTATAATCTTGATAGTTGCACCTTTAAACATCATGTTAAATGCAACTGGATCAAAAAAGTCAATAGTAGGAGTGTATACATATTCTGAGTACTCCTGTTTAGTTCTAAAGAGAACATCATTATCTATACTGTTTTCAATAATGCGGGCCAGTAATTCTGGATTTTTTATATAATTAAAGCGTCTATCAAAACCAAAACAATATGTTTGTGTTAAATCAGCTAGATGACGAACATCATCTCTTTTATTTGGATTATTATGATAATTACGTATGCCACCGACAATACTATGAGTTTTTAGACCTTCTATTATATCATTTACCATATCCCCTCTAAATACTACATCACTGTCAAAATGAATAATATAATTTTCTTTAGCCTCTACTAGAACCTTTGCCCATATCATTGCTGTACCTCTATGACCAGAATCAAACGCTTGAATTATTTCAGGATATTCATCTAAATAGTGGCATATATTATTTGGATGTTCAATAATATGTTCAAAATCCTCTTTCCTACCATAAATATGTAATTTCAATGTAGGGTGAAATTTATGAAATGTATCATAAGCAATCCTTCCTATAACTCCACATCTAACAATTTCAGAAAAAATATAGTAATTAGATTCCATCTATTATAAAATGTAATATAACTCTTTAAATATAATATACTATTTAGCCTAAAGTCTAGGCAGTTGACATTTCAAGACATAAATAATTAATATATCTACATATAGATGAAGCTAATTGACATCCCAGTTGTCTATATATGCCCAGATCATAATCCAAAGTATAACGAGAGAAAACAGCATATGGATACCCTACTGAATTCCATCGGATTCAAGTCTATAACACATTTCAAATCAGGAACAGAAGACTATCCCACTTGTCTAGTAAAGGCCACAGTTGCAGTTCTGAATCAGTTTCTTAATGATGAACCGGTTATCATATTTGAAGATGATGTGGAATCATTCTTTGAATTAGATGGTGCCACTGATATTGACTTTCCAGAAGACACTGATGCGTTCTATTTAGGATTTTCAAAATGCGGTGGATCAAAAACGCACAATGTAGACGATGGCCCCTCTATAGTTGAACCGTATTCTGATAATTATATAAGAATATTAAATATGTTATCTGCCCATGCTGTTCTTTATAGGTCTAAGGTCTATAAAGAAAAGGTAATTGAGGCTCTAAACAGTATTATTGATAACATTGGTTATTTCAATGATATTACAATATCAAGACTCCATCCATCCTATCGTATATATGGATACTACATACCACTCTTTTTTCAGTCATCCAAGTTCGGCAATTCACCACACGTTGAGGACTGTACGCGGTTTTCATTTCTCAATAAGAGCACTTTTTAATTTCTCAGTTAATTCTGTATGTAGACCCATCCCTTCTCCCCTCCAATTGCCACCCGCCCTATAATGTAAAAATACATTATCATATATTTCACAGAAAAACTTACCATTTTCATTTCGTGTATCATCCATTAAAAAGCCTACAAGGGCTTGATTGCCCTTTAGATTTTCGGGTAATTCACTCAGCTTCCAACTACCTGAGCATAAATGTTTTATAAAATATATTGTATCTGTCTGATACTTATTATTTGTCCAACGTATAGAATCAGTATCTGGCACCTCTTTACCTTGCATTTGTAGTTGCAACCATTCTTGCATCATTCCACCAGTATCACAACCAATTTTGCAGCCCCAATCTAATAAACCTATATTATTAATTTTTGTAAAATCTAGATAGCACAATCCTGGCCAAAAATAGTGGATATCCTCCCTTCTCTGTAAAACAATTGCGGATTCATAACTGGTATATTTATCTATATCAAAATAGTCAACTAAAAACATATCGCTGTCCAATATCAAATATTTATCTGGATTGGCTTTTTGATACTCTAATACATAATTATTAAAGGTGTCTACGTGCCTAGTTGACATGTCCATATAGCGATGGTGCTCGTTTGGTATATCTATACATTTAATATTTAATTTAGCACAGAGCTCCATAATCCTTCCCTTTATAGTTAGGTCGCCACCGTTTGTAAAATCTGGAAATTCTTTTGCATCATTGAACACAATAAATTCATAGCCCCCTTTGAAGTACTTCTTCAGAGTATAATATTGAATTTTAATAAAATCAACGCTATTTACTACTGCAGTAACAATTTTCATTCTATTCAAAGAATGAAAATTGGTTTAGACCGGTCTAAATATGCGTTTAGAATATAGATCATGTCATATCCGCTAACAATTGTTTCAGGATATTGGCTTGTAACGAACAAGCACGATTTAAGGTATCTAGTATGGTTTGAAAATACTTTAAAAATAAACTGTCCATATATATTCTTTGGAAATGATGAGACAATAGAAATAGTGAAAGAATTTCGCGGGGAATTACCCACATACTATGTAAAATGTGAATTAGAAGAGTTCTATACTTACAAATACAAAGATAGAATCTTAACCGACTTCTATAACTGTCCATCTGTAGAACTGAATATGATATGGAATGAAAAGATATTTTTACTAGAGAAGGCTTGCAGCCTAAACCCTTTTAATAGCGAATTCTTTTCATGGGTTGATGCAGGCATTTGTATATATCGCGATGAACCGCCGCCTACAAGACCCTTTCCCGATTTGAATAAACTTGCCCTTTTACCAAAAGACAAATTTATCTTTACAAGCAGCCAAAAATCTAATTATGAACCATCGCTTCTAAATACTTACTATCATTACATATCAGGTACATATCTATTACATAAAGATATAATACCTGAAGTAATTAATCTGTATAAGGAATATATGGAAAAACTATTAAATCTTGATAATATATGCACTGACCAAGTTATTCTTACTCATATTTATAATGACCATCCTAGTATATTTTTCAAACTCGGTCACGGATATGGTGAACTCTTATCAATTCTTTATTAGTCTAACACATCATCATGAATCTGTGTTTATCAGTCATATACTTCTTAAATTCGTCGGTTTTTACCTTTAAAATTTCAAATGTGTGTGTCATTTTATGTAGATACGGATTTGTTGTAGCAGTAGGAATATGATATTGATGATATAGTTCTATTGGGGGATCATTGGCAAACCCTATTATATTCCCATTCATTGTGCATTTGAATGCAATACTCTGATCTTCGGGACCATACCCTGCAAAAATATCTGGATCGTGACCGCCAACTGCAAAATATGTATTACGTTCTATATAAAGGGACCCTCCCCAAGACCCTGGTGATTTAGGATGAATACAATGACTATCATTTATATCTTTATAGTCAATAACCCCCTTATGAAGCTGTTCGGTTGTTTCTTGCCTCATATTATTTACACATCTATTAGCATATGTCTGAAGTACAGTGACTCTCTGATTTTTGAGATTTGTTTCTAATAACTCCCAAAAATTAACTGGAATAAACATATCAACATCATGACATACGTAGCCAGTTGCTGGCAATCCATATATTACGCTCATATCAAATGATAAAGCCCTATTGAATTGATCAAGGTTTGGTATATTACAAAGGGGTACATATATATATTCTATATTATTTTCTCTGCAGAATTGTTCGGCCTCAGGACTCTCTGAATGCTCAAATAAAATAACATGGATACGTTTATTTGATTGTTTAATTGACTCTTTTATACTCTTGTATGTGATATTCAAATTTGCTTGACGTTTGCGATAGGGAATTATGATTGCATAGTCATAGCAGGCATATATTAGTGTGGCTAAAGGTTTTAACAGTCGCGTTTGTTTATCAACATACTCTTGTAAAGAACTATTGACCTTACAATCATTCAAACTACTAATATCATTGTATTTATATAACGGCGTTGATATGTATTGAATACGCGACGATTTCGCTAATTCTAAAAGTGGTATATTCATAATCATATCTGCAGTATATTGATACATCACTTCTTTATCAAAATTAAACTGCGAATCCGGTATTGATTTCCAAAGAAAGTACCGAAATGTAAATAAATGACTAAATACCCACTGCATATTGCGATAGTCATTTTTATTCTTTTCTTCCTGCGTCATTTCACGACAACAGCACGCGTCATTTTGATAGCCCCTATAGCTACCATATGTTATCCAACAACCGGTTGTCTCATACTTTGATAAAACTGTTTCTAAAGCATTGACCCCTATTAATGAATCATCGCCATCTAAGAAACAGCAGACATCATCATTTTCTATAGGGGCCGAGTTTAACAGATGTATTAAGTTACGAAGTTTATACTTTCTATCAGAATTTTTAACGAAGTGCACAAAAAATGGGGATGATTCTACCCATTTCTGAATTAATTCGGCCGTCCCATCTGTAGATGCATCATCGCATATGGCCACCTTGATCGCCGACTGACATCCTTGTATACTGATACTTGCTAAACACCTTTCTATATATTCAGATGCATTTCTTACCGCTATAATAAGCCAAATTGATTTTGGTGGTGGAACTTGATGTTTACATATATTTAGACCCCTATAAATAACACTAAATGACATATATGTTATATGGGTGCTTGTTTAGACCGCTGGGCATTTAAAATGGGCAGTTTGTGGGGCTTCGCCCCAGCAGTCGGCGGCCAACGGGTATTTCAAATGCCCGTTGGTCTAAGTTATTTTAATAATGCTATTAATTAGAATAGATAAATGAACTTCCTCCCATACCTATATGCCCTATATATGGCATCGGTTGACGCAATAGTTATGCCTCTTCTCAAAGCAAAAAAGCTAGGGATGCTTACCGGCAATTGGATGTTTCCTCTAGCAGCCCTAGTCTATTCTACACAGCCATTTATCTTTTATAAGTCGCTTTCAACCGATTCTATGACAGTAATGAACCTTTTATGGGATGTTATGAGTGATGTCTTAGTAGCAGTCATTGGCATTTTCGTATTTGGTGAGACTCTCAGCTCACTCCAATGGTTAGGCATGGTACTTGCTATTCTCGGTATAACCTTGCTTGGCTGCTGTGATGATGGAAAAGGTGGTGTCAAAGACAAATAAAAAATGGGGGTTTATGAATTTGTTAGGTCTATAACATCCTAGATCTGCTTACGCCTCGCACTTCTCAGGATAAGAAGACTCATACCAACCACTGGAAAGGCGTGCAGACCGACGGCGGGTCTTCACAGGAGTCACAACGGTCTCCTCAGGGTAGATGTCGTCGTCATAGGTGAAGTCGTAGTAGTATGCTGGGTTACGCGCCTGCTGCTCCTCAGCCTTGGCCTTCTCGGCCTCTACCTTAGCCTTCTCGGCCTCAGCCTTGGCCTTCAGCGCCTTGGCCTTCTCACGAGCCTTCTGGGCGGCGCTCGTCGTCTCCACGCGATCCAGGGTGTCCAACCCATTCTCCAGCAGGTCAAGGAAGTGCTCACGGTAGTAGACCTCCTTGAACTTCCACGCATCAACCAGGATGCGAGGCATCGCCGGCAGACTGAACTGCACCGACTTGAAGCCGTCGTCGTCAATCGCCTGATTCTTCAGAGTCAGATACAGGTGATTGACCAGATCCATGCGGCAGCCGAAGCTGATCGTGTGGAACACAGGGGAACCCTGGTTCTCATCCGTGTACGTTACCACAAACTCGCCCTCCTGAAAGTTCTTCCGAATGGACATCACGTCGTCGGTGCTAGAGTTGGTGGTGTCGCGAATGAAACGGATGGACATGGTACTGCTGAAAGCGGGCATCTCTGTTGGTATACTTTATGTAGGGACCCTGTACCCATTCAATTTTTGGTGGCGTTTTTTCGGGGCGCACCTGGTTGCGACGTAAATATACTGGGGTCTAAGATGCCTTCATGCGTCCAGTTTCCGGCTAAGATATTATGTCACAAGTATAGAATGACATATACCGGTGACAGAATGAGAGGTCCCGTATATAAGACGTTGAAGCCAGATAGTAGTTCTTGCAGACTCATTGTAAAAGGTCAGGGTGTTTTCCTTTTCAGAACCACCGACAATACGGCGCCATGCATATTCTACGTGTACAATGCTGACAGATCCGACGGTTATAGGCTGGAATTTACTCTTGACCATGTTTCTATTAGTCGGATAAGTGACCACACACCGTACGTAGACGCCAAGAATTGTATGGGTCTCGTAAATACGAATGGAGCATATTACTGGTTCAGTCTAGACTCTCAGAATCAGACTCTACGTGTGGGTATAGGTGAGGCACGCGTAGAGACAATTATATATCAATTCACCTTCTTTTTTCAAGATAATGACGACCGTAAAAGCAATAAACTCTTTATGGAGTCTCTTGAGACCATACAAATTTCAAGTGAAAGCACGGAACTTGAACCCATTCGCCTCCTAAGAGACCCCGTTACAAATAAGATGTCTGCAGTAGTCAAAGATAAAGATAATCTTTCTATGGATGATATCGCCAAGGGTACATATTTACCCAAGGCGAATCTTTCATTAGCCGCTCAACAACTATATGACTGTATAGCTGGCAAGAAGTTCATTCTTGATGATTATGATTTTCCAGATTTCACTCAGGCCATTGAATATAGCATCAAGACTCCTGGATGCTGGTGCCATGAAAAGCTGAAAGAGAAGAGCGCCGAATTCAATAAAGATAAGCCTAATCTGCTAGAAACATATCTGCGTATTACTCTCGGTGAGAATAATGGTGAATCTCCTGGAATCCCATATGTAATGGAAATATGGCCTGTAGGCCACTATTCGCCAATTCACAATCACTCTGCTGCGAATGCTATTATTAGAGTACTGAATGGCGAAATCAATGTATCACAGTTCCCTTTCCTGTGTGCCAGCAAAGACGGCGTGCCACCATTCACCATAGCAAATTTCCACAAGGATCAAATTACCTGGATCAGCCCAACACTCAACCAGACCCATCAATTAAGAAATTTGCCTGGAAATGCCTATTCGTGTATTACAATCCAGTGCTATATGTATGACGATACGGATAAAGGCCATTATGACTATTTTGACTATATAGATGATAATGGAGATGAGCAGCAATATGAGCCAGATTCTGATATGGACTTTGTACAATTCAAAGAGATGATGAAGAAGGAGTGGGCTAATAGGCCAAAACAGACTGCTTTGGATATTATAGGGTCCTACTATAATCGTATAAAAGCGATAATTATAGGTTGGGCATTTTAATCTGGGTCTATTATTAGAAGGCTGTATCATGGATGTTCCGGTGTCTAACAGCCCACTATCAAGAATAAGAAGGGGTAAGAGGGTTGAACCACTCAATACGGGTGATAATCATCCTAAAAAAGTATATACTATACTTGGTCACGGTGAAGAAGAGGTAGGAGAAAGACATACTGTACCAAAAGGCTGCATACTTGTTGTAAAAGCACATTCTGGAGACACTGTAAAGACCCTTGATTTTCATTATAACATGATCAAACTATTAGATCCTAAAAATAGGGAAGCAGTATTTGACCCTGTTTCTCATAAAATAGATTTATTTGAGATATTTTCAGCAGATATTCAAGGGGCTATAACAGGCCATTCTAGTGCAATTTACAGAGAAGGAGATACCTATAACAATTTTACTTATCTACTAGTAAATCCTATTAGATTTGGAGGAATTTTTAAGAGTGGAATATATAGTTTAGAATATAATGATACAAGCCATACAGCAGAATCACTGGCATATGATATGAAAAATATAGATGATACACCTGTAGATAATACTACAAGGGTTTTTGAAGAAGGAGAGGATGGATTATACACATTTAACCCCTTATTAGTACCGGCTAAACAGGCAGCCAGGTTAGCGATACAGGTGGCAGCGGCCAAGACGCAATGGGATCAGTATATCTTGAATAAGTTGCCCTCTTATTCTATTGATTACATGAAAGAAAGATATGAGCATTTAAAAGCAAGATTAGGTAAATTAGACGCTACAGATAATAATATATTTATTACATCACAATTTAAATACTCAAATGCGTATGAATATTACTATACAAAACAACATATAGATGACATTTGCACTGTAATTTTAGCAATTGTAAATCTTCTTAATAGTGATAGTGATTTTGAACTAGATGATGAACATATATATAGTGCCTTAGAGGGTCAATTGGGTGAAAGTAAAAAGTTACTCTTAAAAAAAATTATAACATGGTCTGAAAGACCTGAATTTAAAAAAGGTGACATAGCTAATATAACAACCGACGATGTTTTTAACTATTTAATTAACCCTATTATTGATTATGGAAGTTCAGATGAAAATGAGTCAGAATCAAACGATGCAGGCTTTGATAAATTATATAATATGAATATTTCTGGGTTAATAGACGAGTTAGTTAAGTGTACAAAAACAACACAGGCAGATTTATTTAGAGATGTTGAAAATGGATTGCTTGCCCCTGGAGTCTTTTATAATTTAGTATGTAGGACAACAGGTGCAAAAAGAAATGAGGTTCGCGGCCTTCATCACCCCGAGATAAATGGGCCTATCCGTGTACGAAACGTATCAGAAGAACTTAAAAACCGAATAAGTGAAAGTGTGCTTCAACGCAAGAACCAGATTCGCAAGGTCATGGGAATACACCCCGCATTCCGTGCCAGGGCGGCAGATAGGCGGCTGTTGATGGCGCAGCGGGCACAGGCGTGGTTGGCGCGCGTGAAGGGGGCGGCTGGTAGCGGGGGTGGTGGGGGTGGTGGTAGGGCTGGAGGAACCCGAAAGCGTCGCAAATATCGTAAGCGCAAGACTAGATCTAAGAAATAGTCTAATAGTATATCTAACTTAATAAGCGAACATCATCGTTCCACGGCCACCATAGACTCTGAATACATTATACGTCTCAGCATATGTACGGACCCAGAACCGCTCTGCATAATTGTCTGTAGGATCCCCTGTGATACCATGGAATCCTAGAGATAGATTCAGACGCTGTATCTTATCCAGATTGGCCTGACCTAGTGGCATAGAGAAGGGGTTAAGACCACTATTCAGGCCAAAGGGCAAATTATAATAGTAGCGGTTTATCCACGGCGCCTTTCGCTGCTCTATAGATGGTAAGAATGAGCGAAAGAGCGCCACATTTTCAGTTGAGTACCTATTCAGTGTCTCATTGTAATTCAGTGCCAGCCACCGAATCGGCTCAGACCCGCTGCTAGAAAATCCGGGTTTCAGAGTGCCAGGGTATCTGGCATCCAAGCCAGTCGCATCTGGCCACCAAAGCGAGTAGGGGTCTGCTTGGTTGATTGATATGTCACGTGTCGCCAAAAAGTGCGCATTGAGTGATGGGGCCTCGTAGCGCTGGCAATAGAAGAATATATCCCTTGTTGGATTGGGTATACTCAGTGGAATATTCGTGTATAAATTTTTATTGGTATCTTGGGGGTTCAAGATATAATGCTGCACTACAGGCACCTGCAAGTCGGCAATTCGGAATCTGTTTGCTTCAGCCTTATCCAAATATATATATTCTACTAACAAATACGATTCAGGGATTGTAAATGTACCAGGCATTTTTATATCTGGAGCAAAAGGGGATATCGGGGCATTTGGATAGACACGATACGGCTCCATGTTCGTCATTACGATTGTGCTATCTGGATCATCGTAGTAAAAGCGTGAGTTCGCCATAGGCCATAAGGAACCCCCTTCCACATTTATGGAAGGTGCATCCGCTCTAGAATCCGTATAATACAGACTATTTACAGGCTTGAAATTTACAGTCAAACGAACCTCATCTACATTTAACGCATCTATAGGCAAGACACATCCAGGATCACCACGACTGAACCAGAAGGGCAAGGGTGTTATGACTTTCTGAGATGTAGTGTTACTGAAGCCATAGGTTGTCTGAGTGAAGCCAGACTCAGACCGGCAAATCAGCTTACTCACTTCTGAGACCTTTTCCAAGGGGGTCTGGAACTCATCTAAGATCTCCATGAGTTGCCCGTTTATAGTCTCCACTAGATTGCCACCAATTCTTATAGACGCCGAGTCAATCAAACTGTGACCCAGATTATTCGTCCAGCCGAAATGAGGACCCACTAAGTCCGTGTAGAATTTAGGATTTTTAGGAGAGACTTTGGTAAGGGTTATCGTGACAACAGGGGCTGAGTTGTAGTAGGTACCGAAGGTGAGCCACTGGGTTCTTGCATTCGCAGTGAATATGTAAGTCGGTTTATTCGTATCAGAAACTCGGCTGAAATACTCTGTACCCGTACCATAATTGGCGTTACGTACCCACTTCAACACGAAATCTGTCTGATTTGCTTGGAAAAAAGAGTCTACTTGGAGAGTCGGGTCAAAGCTCTGTGGTTTTGTATAAGGAAGGATACGACGGCTGGAGGCTGCTGTTAAAGAAAATGGTGCAGGTTCTACGTTTGTATTCATAGTCCAAGTTATACTATCTACAGAAGTAACCACTATACCTATTGTAGTTGTATCCCCTGGATTTGGACTATTTACAATTGTACCAGTTCCTATCCATAGTGACCCATTCCAAGTTAAGGAGAGTAGAACGGGTTTTGAATATGTATTAGCATCATATACTATTGTACGTGGCGTCCATGTTAGGCCGTCTGGGGATGTTATAATTGGATACAGATTTGTATCAATACTTTGCCAAGTACCAGTCGCTGCCCAGAGATATCCATTCCAGGCAACTGCATACGTGATTGCCCCTGGTAATAAAAATGGTATATTTATTTGAGTATTCCAATCAATGCCATTTCGTGATGTAATTACATAAATGTCATTAGGAAAATTTCCAATCGCTAACCATATAGATCCATTCCATGCTACACTTGAACCATATATATTAGCATTTTCATATCCTGTATCTGTAGTAGGCCGAACCGTCCAGATTACACCATTTGGTGATGTGACTATAGTGGCAATTATGTATGTTTGATATGAGCTAGTTATTATAATTTTAGCCCGCCCTACAGCCACCCACAGGGTTCCTGACCATGCTACGCTAGTTAAATTAAGTTCAAATATGTACCCGTTGGCATCTGCAGATCTAATAAGCGCTTGAATAGATGGAGTATTTGGTATAGGGGGTAAAATAGGGTCTGACCAATTGATCCCATCTGTTGACGTGATTATGGGACCGCTTTTGTTTTGGCCCCATCTTCTGATAGTAAATCCTATCCCTCGTGACACTGCAACCCACATAGTCCCTGACCAGGTAATGCTGCTTAGATAATCACCAAGCATATTATTCAAAAACTGCCTCGGTGTCCAGTTTAGCCCATCAGGAGATGCTATAAGTGAATATGGTATATTAAAAAGATTTCCAATCATGTATATATTTTTATTAGGTGCTATATATATTTGATTTATTGTTTGATTTGAAATACCCGATAAAGTGGATGGAACGGATGGAGTAGACCATGTAATTCCATCAGGTGACCGAGTTATACAACCCTGATTTATATCTGTACCATCAGACCATTCACCCGCAGCAATCCACTCATTTTCATTCGGATTCCATATAATAGATCGAGGCGTACTTGAAATACTTGTTGCTAGATTAGGAATCACAGGCTCTCCAAATACGATACCATATGTGAATAAAGCCAAATTTGCAGCTAGAGTGGATGTTAGCCAATTACCGGCGGCTACCCACGTTTGGCCCAAAAATACTGAGGCTACCGCTACAGCATTTGTTTGATTAGTAGATGCGTCTGGTGGGTTAACAGCAGATGTCCAATTCTGACCATCTCTAGAATATGAAATGGTACCAGTATTCCAAGAGCCGGTTGCTATAAACTCTTCCTGGAAATTACTCCATTTGATAGATATGCCTTGGCCAGAAGTAGCGCCTGGAGGATGAAATGGATCCGACCAGTTTACTCCATCCGTGGAATACGATATACTCCCCCCTGTGAAAGCACCGACTAATACATATAGACGGTTATTATATTCTACAGAATATCCTACACCTAGGGGACCAGTTGGACCACCAGTTGCTTCTATTGTGACATCATTATTATTATCAAGAATTATATCTACTAATATAACAGATCTAGTATTAAACTCTCCAGCAACAATATACGTGCATATGGTATTGATAGAAAGCGTAACACCTTTAAATAATATAGATCGCCCTATCTGTGAAGAGAGTCCCGATTTTTTATACGGTGTAATAAAAGATGTTCCTAAGAAATCATCACTAAGTGTTATAAATCCCCCGCTAGGTGCCCACGTACCTATTGCTATATATCTACCCAACTCATTTTCATTATATGTTATATTATATCCTATACCACTTGTTTGCTCATCAGGATAAAATGGAGGGTCCCAATCACTGGTACCATTTGATAAAGTGGAACTTGTAGAAACGCACATAGTACCAACTTGCGAACCCTGAGAACCTATAGAACCTACAATCACTATATTAGCGCTTAGTTGAATACCATATAGTGTTGTATTATTATATGTAGTATCATGAGGTAGAAATGCATCAGACCAAGTAACTGCATCGCTAGACATAGAAATTGCACCATACTGACTACCAGCTGATATCCATCTTCCTAGTAATATATATGGTTTACTAATAGGAATAATTTGTAAATTTGTAACGCTAACTGTATCTGTAAAAATTAGTGTGGGCCTTATTAGATTCGGTGTTGGCCAATTAAATTTAACGGATGTGGCCGGTGCTATAGAAAAACTGCCAACCATATTATCCCTTATCCAATTACCCCCTACAACGATTCCTACTCCTGGATTTATACCGATTGATAGGGCTGGTGAATCGGCTAGTGGACCATAATTCAATGGGTTAAAAGCTGGTTCCCAATTTATACCGTCACTTGATATAGAAATTGTATTATAACTCCAAAATCCTGCAGCAACCCAAAGTGATCCTGACCAAGCCACTGCCCTTGCTGTGCCTCCGCTTCCATTTAAACCACTTGGATTTAATGTTCCTATCCAGGTACGACCGCCATCTGGAGAATATATTAAAGTGTTCACATCATCATCTTGTAAATTAAAACTACCCCCGATTAAAATTTGGCCTTGGTCATTTGCCGCTATGCTATATGCTGTACCGAAATTAATTTGTTTTTGTGTTTCATTATATGTATCTATACCTGGGATGATTACACCAATGTCATTTAATATAGTTCCAAGGGCAATTAATTGTGTATTTAAGGGGATACTTGGGGTTGTATATGAATTATATTGATTTATAAGAGTATTTATATTATATGCTCCAAATGTATCATATTGAGTTGTAGCAAGATTGTAGGCATTTTTCACCGGCAGCCATGCACCTGTGGTTATAGTAGTAATCGGCCCTGTAAGTTGTGAGCCAGTAGGATCTGCAGCTAATGCCGTTTCAATTACACCACACAGACTTATACCTAGACCAATTTTTGATTTAATACCATTCAAATAATTATTATAACTAATTATACCTAATTGAACTTCACCTATATATCCTGAGACCTTTGCAATAGTGTAATCTCCAGGACTATTTATTTTACTAGTTATATCTACCAGAGTTGCTGCAAGAGAAATGGCCAAAGGGTGTATACTATTAATAATGGTGATCATACTTTGAATATTATTCACCACTGTTATATATTGTGGTATGAGAATATCACCAGTCGCTGCCACACTCGTTAATAATGATATAAATGTATTTATATTAGTGATAGTTGTATCAGAATTCATAAAGTTTTTAAAACTAGATGTAGACGCCGCTATGGTTGCAATATTTGGTGTTGAAGCAGTCAAGGGTCCTTTTATAAATAGATTGTATGGCAAAGGTAATATATTTAGTTTTGTCACAATAGTTTCTATGCTAGTATATATCTGACTAGCTGGAGCAGTAGAAAGATTATTTTTCCATGAAGTATAATCTGTAATAAACTGGGATAAAGATGTAGACGCCAATTGACTTTTACTTTTTAAATCTATAATGTTAGGCTGTGTAACGAATGGGTATATTGGTGTGGTCCATCCAGTCGCTCCAGTTATATCTGTATATGTAGTAATAATACCCATATTAGATGCATCTGTTGCCCATGTTCCTACTACAAACCATTTACCGCTATTCCAAATAACTGAATTAGCGATAGATGTAGAAGTAAACGAGTCTGTACTAGGTGGTGAAATAGGCGCAGACCAATTTAAGCCATCTACTGAATAGCTAATTTGACGAGACGTATAATCAGCAGAATACCATTTTCCCACCATAACATAATTTGTTCCATTAAAGGCCATAGCTTTTGCATTAGGATTCGGTTGTGTTAAAGGCTGAACTATAGATGCGTCTAAATTATTTTCTATAATAAAAGATGTATTTGGTTTATTATAATCACCAGTCGCTATATATTCTGAGCCATTAAACTGGATCGTATTTGTATTAAAACCCCCTGGATCTATACCAGCAGGTATACTTATATCCTGCCATTTACTTGAGGCGTTGTATGTATATCTTAAAAATGGATCTGATGCGCTAGTCGGAATCGTACCAATCAGCGAAAATGTGTCCGTATTGAGTTGATTGAATTGCGCCAGCCCCAAGGCCTTATCCGTCAAAGCCATGGAGAAGGCTGAATTGGTATTACTAGGAACAGATAGACTGAGAGTATAAGTGCCGTCTATAACCAAATCATCCAGTTGAACACCGGTAAATGAGCCTAGACCAAGATCACCTACAGGATATGTAAGGGGGACACCGTTCTGCGGATATGTGAATGATATACTGTCTAGATAAGTGCCATTTCCAGCATAGAGATTTTTAGACGTATAGTAAGCTGCGAGTTTTATCGGCTTTCTTGCATAATAGGCTTTCAGTTGCGCCGTCTTAATATCAGGCATCTGAGTCACCAGATAAATGCGACCAATCATCTCACCCTTCGTCGGTAATCGTATGACCGATGATTTGCCAAAATCCGGACTAGTATCAAAGTCTATTCGGGTCCAATTCGTCGCGTATCGGCCTGATTTGACGATAACTGTTAAAAAAGATCCCAGGTCAGGCTGACCCTTCGGTGGCTGGAGTCGCTCATCCTGAATGCCCGTGGACACTACTTTTAGTAAACTCGCAACCATTACTCCCTATTATTATATCTGTCTTTGTTTCCCTTTAATTCACCTTTAACTCTTCCGTAAGAGTTCCTCTATGCCCTGGCTCGCGTGAATCCTGCAATACACCTTCGTACCAAACTCAAACTTTCTTGCAGCCACCTTACACGGCTTGTTGTCCTTCGTAGCACCTTGGCACTTATATGTCATACACGGTCCTGCTCGCACCTTATTGGCCATCCACGCCTTAGAAGACTCGTCAAAGAACTCGGCAGTAAATTCCTGATTTCCTGCCGACATCTGTCTTGTAATTTATGTTGTCGTTTCACGTGTATCAATTTTAGTCTATAAACACCTTATTACATACACCATTCTCAAAGCGCAACCACTGGAAGGCAAACACCATTACATGCACTTCCCATTCCGTTGTAGTGCCATCTGTAGTTACAGGAGGCGGCTTTACATCTAAGACTAGCCTTAAACTACTCAAACGACTCGCATTTATGCTTCCTGTAGGATTATGCTCACCCGGACTTCTTGCAAATGAATACCCATAAATAAAAGAGTCGTAGGAAGTCTTACCTCCACGATGGGCTCTAGAAATGTGAGAACGAAACCAGGCCTCATCTTGATTCACAATATCAATTCCATTCCCCTGGAGTTTGGCAGAAAGCATGAGTGGCTCTAGAGGCGAAAATACCGGGTCATAGTCCTTTTCCAAGGTGGCAGAATAATTAGTCCAGTCATTGTTCAGATCCACAGACGCCCTTCTTCGCAAAAACCAGACAATTTCCTCTATCGGCTGATTCGCCTCTAGAGGTAGCTGTACTGTGATCTTATCATCGCCGGCCTTATTTACCACATATTTCAGAGGCTCATTAAAGTCAAATTGTTGTATTTCTCGGAAGGGTCGTTCAAAGGCCTGCCGTAATAGCATTTCACGATAGGGCCCATCTACAAAAATGCCCTGGCTCAGAAGATTTATATTATTGATGAGCCTTGGATTAACGAGTGTCGGCGTGTTAATAGCAATTTTGCCATTTTTCGGAAATCTCAAGTCATTCATCGCGTATGTTTTCCCCAGGGGTGTTTCTTCACAATTGGCTCGCATACCCGTAACAGACCTCACAACCTGATCAAACCGCTTCAGAGTCACCCGAATGCGCATTGTACCTTGCCGGCAAGCTATAAGAGGAAACATCGCCGTCAAACGCTCCCTCAACATAGAGAAACACAGTGGTATCGTCACCCACATGTCATCCGTTGGCACTATCGTGGCACCCGTCCACGCCTTCACTTCTGCAAGCGTCTTACGACCAATCGCGTCTGATGCGCCCACTTGGGTATTCAGATCTGGGAATAGCAATGATACCACATTACATGCATCACCCGTGATTTTCTCTAGAACTTGGTCATCTACTTCAAGAGTGGCCTGGTCTAGCAAAATAGTGCCGAGACTGTTGGAATATGTCCAGGCGTACGGAGTCGGTGTTACACCCGTTGAACCAACCGAAAGATTGGGTGGCCTAGGGCCAAACAGTTGATCAGGCTCCTTTTCTTCACGATGGCCCAGAGGATTTATAGAAAGATTGGGAAGTAGCGTCGTATTGTATTCATAGAGTCCCACGCGCAGGCGCTCCCTCACTATCGCTGGAAACCAATCTCCCACGCGCACCTGGATAAACAGGTTTTGTAAAAGGTCACCGCACATTTCATGATTCAGATCAAAAATGAAGGTCTGTCCAAAGTCCGCTGGGCCTCGGAACGGAAACTCTCGGAATACCGTAGAAAATGGGACAGTCTTATTGCCTTCGTCACGTGTAAAACGGGATATATTCGCCGTGGTCGGAAAGAGCTCACCGTCTTGGTCATCGCGAGTTACGAGATCTATTAATGTCGTAGCTTGCCCTCTTGGTACTTTAGTACCATATCCATCTTTGGTCCGTAAGTCCATCTACTTAGTCCCCGTGCTTCCAAATCCGCCCTCTCCACGCACCGTCGCCGATAAGGCAGTCACATACAGAACCTCCTTGATATAGCCCATGTCAGGCGCTACAATCTGAAATAGGCGAGTACCAGCCTCAACACATAGATGCTCTTTAGGATTACCCACAGACAGAAGAGGCGCCATCAGCTGACCCCTATAAGAGCGATCAATCACTCCACGACCATTCGCCATCATGTAATTGTACTTGTAAATAGAAGAACGTGGCTCCAGACTAAAATGGCAGTCCTCCTCTGAACCATCTGGATACTGGCGAACCATGCGTGCCTTTACACCCAGAGGTACAAGTGCAGCCATCTCAAGAGGCTTTACTTCTGCCACAACCTTCAGATCATAGCCTGCATTATCACCAGAAAGTGACTCTTTCGTGCCTACAACAGAGTAGAATGACTGCGCCTCATCCAGTACGAGCAATTCCAGACGATACGTCACAGACATTATCTTGTGTATAATGTATAAGTCCAGGCAATTGGAGTCAATTTTTTATGTTCGGATATACCGTGGAGTGCTCATTGCTCAAGCACCAAAAAAATTGACTCCAACCGCCTGCAATTATATGGTATACTACAGATGACGACGTACAACGAGATTCTAAAGGCCGCCGATCCTACCTGCTGCCACCGTAAGAAGAACATGACGCATCTGGGGATTGCAATTGAGAATACGCTTTTGGCCATTCTCTGCGCGTGGGCAACCTTCGTCGCTGCAAAGATGCAATACTTGACGGCAGCCAAGATGTTGACTCTCGCCACGTTTTACATGATTGCAGCCACCTCAACCTATATTGGCTTGATGATCCTGCATAAGCCTCCCAATCATCTCAACTACGACTCGGAGGAAGTGGATGATGCTTCTGATTCAGACTCTGATGCCGACGTTCAAGGGGGTAGTCATGAGACGGATGAGTCTGATGACGATGATATGCCGCCACTTGTGCCGATTCTTGGATATCAAACTAAGTCACAAGACGACCGTGTTTTACGCCAACTCCAGCAAGTCGTAGATGATACGAATGCTCGGAATCAGATGCGTATGACACGAAGCATGTATGCTAAGTCTGCGGCAGGCATGGCTTCTGATGCCTCTTACAAGAAGCTCAGTTAGCGAATAAAAGCGTACCCCTCTCGTCTTCTACATTATAAATACCCCATCCTATAATTGTAACCCTCATAGAAACCCTTTTTTTATTAAGCGATGTGGGAAGCGTATCTACTAAATCCATCCACAACGTGGGTCTATCTGCCATAGAAAAATTCAACGTACCAGACGGCTTTCTTTTTTCCGGTGCCCTGTAACCGTAGCCAGGTCCATATGTGAATGAGATCCACGTCAAAGGAATTCCTGGACACTTTTCCGATTTTGCCAGGGGTGAGAGGCCACCCCAGATATCTGTACCCCACTGGGATTCACGCTCTTTCCCAGCCACCATGAATTTAAGCGTGTTATAATAGTCACCATTCAGATTATTTGTCTTATAGGGGTTTTCAAAATTCCACAACTGATTACGCTCCTTGTAGTAGTCTGATTGAAATATGATTAAGATCCCCTCCGCTGGATGGCGTCCGTCTATACGCTTTGTCACATAGGAAAAAACACCCTTTTCAACTCCCACATAATCATTCGGATCCAGACTCAGTATATTTTCAAAAGGTTTCAAGTATGGGATTTTATTAGGGGTATTCTTCAAAAGTTCTTGAACATCTTGGCGCACATAGCGCTGAGTAGTTTCTAGAGTGATGAGTGGCGCTCCAATCTGCTCTCTCGTAAATGGCTTTATGGCAGTTACCTTGCCCGTCTTATCTGTCATCGTCAGATCGGTTCTTGACCACGGCGCCGGCTTGATATCTCCCGCGGAACTCTCTACCAAGTCCTCTAGACGCCGAATCTTAGCCCGAATCCGGTATTTCTGACCCGGAAGTGCGACAAAAGGGAGCCCACCGTCTTCTGGATGACTGCAGCCTATCAAAGGTAAGCGCAACTTTAATTTATCTGGCGTTGCATTTCTCTGAATATCTAGAGCGGAACCCGAATGAGATCCGAATTCCTTCAGAGCCAAGGACTCTTTGGCCAGGGTGCCCTGTAAGTGTGTCCAAGCATACAGAAAATCTCCCGAAAACTCCTGTAAAAGAAGCTGGTCTTGATAGAACTGGATGGTTTCAAATAAAAATGCGCCGATTCCCATGGTATAGCCGTATCTTGTACCGCTTGCATCGGCAATTACGGTTTTACCATTATATGGGGCTACCAATGGAGGCAGCCATGTCGGCAACTCAATACTAAAACTGGCTGCGACCAATAAGTCGCCGAAGCTATCTAGTTCCCATTCCACTGTTCGGCCAAAATCAATCATGTTCAGTGGCTGAGTATAACGCGTCTCATCTAGCACTGCCGGCCACCGTTCCATATTATAGGAAAAGGGCACTGTCGCTTTTTTATCAGAACTCATAAAGTATTTATCTTTCTCCCCTCTCGCCACTAATTCAAAGAGACCTCCCTCGGAAGACGTATTAGGTCTATCCATCTACTCAGGCCCACTAGTAAAAATGAAATATAATCACGCGTCCACATTATACATGCCTCTTGTCATCGTAGAATCCCCTGCAAAATGCTCTAAAATTCAAGGATTCTTAGGAGCCGGCTACAAGGTCATTGCGTCCATGGGGCACATCCGTGCTTTGGTACAAGACATTGAGTCAGTCGGTATCTTACGGAATTTTGAGCCGACCTACGAATTCATGAAGGAGAAGGCCAAGGCCGTCGCTCAGATTAAATCGGCTGCGAAAGACTGCTCGGGACCCATTATTCTCTGCTCAGATGATGACCGAGAGGGCGAGGCGATTGCCTATAGCATTGCCCTCTTACTGAAACTTAATCCTCTGACGAACCCACGAGCCACATTCCGTGAAATCACCAAAAATGCCATCTTGGATGCAATCGCCAGGCCGCGCACTATTGACATGAACAAGGTACACTCACAGCAGGCCAGAGCCATGTTAGACATGATGGTCGGCTTTACCATCTCACCTCTGCTCTGGAAGTATGTGGGGGGGTCCCTTGCCCTCTCGGCAGGCCGTTGTCAAACACCCGCGCTACGTCTGATTTGTGAGCGTGAAGCCGTCATAGATAAATTCCAGTCAGAAGTCTCCTGGATTGTCCAAGGAAACTGGGCCGCGACCGGTGGAGTCATAGATTCACGCTCCGGCGGATGGGCAGCCACGATGATGGAGGCCCTCACAGATGAAGAGTCGGCCTTGAATTACCTGGAAAACCATTCTACAGAGCCCGGCGCCAAGATTCGGACAGCGCAAACAAAACCGTGGACGGAGAGTCCGCCGCAGCCACTTATGACGAGTACCTTGCAACAACAGGCGAGTAACCTCTATCATTTGCCGCCTAAGCGGACTATGCAGATAGCCCAGAAGCTATATGAGGCTGGTCACATCACATACATGCGAACTGATCAGACGACAATGAGCCAGGAGGCGGTGGAGGCGGCCAGAAAGGCCGTGGCCGCCAAGTGGGGCAAGGAGTATCTGGGACCGGAGGTGAAGGCACAGGCGCCAGCCAAAGCTGTATCCAAGGCGAGCAAAGCTGCCGCAGAGGCTCAGGTACAGGCTCAGGAAGCTCACGAGGCCATCCGGCCAACTCACTTTGAAGCTGGCCGACTACCCGAGGGAGAGGACTGGGGTATTCAGGATCACAAGATTTACAGACTCATTTGGCTGAGGGCGATTCAGTCTACGATGGCGGCTGCAAAAGGGGAAACTCGCGAGATCATCTTTGATGCCTCCGGCGATGAGGGAGAGCTGCCCTGGCAAGCCAAGTGGCGCCGAGTTACATTTGCCGGATGGAAGGCAGCCGATGAAAAGGATAGCTCTACCGACGTAGCCCAGAATGGCGATGATAAGGCCGAGGAAGACGTGAAAGAACAGGAGGGCGACGCTGCGTGGAAGCTCGCAGAGGGGCTCCGGCCAGGCCAGGAACTCAGGTGGTGTAGTCTGAAAGGACAGCCGAAGGAGTCCAAGCCTCAGGGCCGCTATACGGAAGCGAGTTTGGTCAGAGATTTGGAGAAGCGGGGGATTGGTCGTCCATCCACCTTTGCCTCCCTAATTGCCACGATTGTTGAGAAGGCGTACACGGAAGTTCAGGATATTCCGGCAAAGGCGGCCGAGTCCAAGACTCATTCCCTGAATAAGTTGGGCCAGTGGCCTCCGACTTCTGAGAAGTTTCTCCTGAAACGCGGAGGCGAGAAAGCCCGAATGGTTCCAACTCCTCTGGGAAAGTCCGTTATGGATTTTACTCTGAAACACTTTCCGGATCTCTTCGCCTATGAATTCACCGCGTCCATGGAATCCCGTTTGGATAAAATCGCCGGAGGCCAAGAAAACTGGAAACTAGTTTTGGGAGATACCTGGAATTCTTACAAGGACCGAATCTCAGATCTGAAGTCGGCCGGAGGAGGCGCTGTCGCAAAAAACGCGCGCCGTCGGGAGTTCGGAGATGGGCTAGTCGGTGTTGTCACGACGAAGGGACCGCTTCTGCTGAAGGAAGGAGCGACCAAAGAGGAAACCGTGTTTTATGGGTGGCCTGCTCCTGCACCTGGATCTTCCAAGAAAGGCCTGGCTGACATAACGGATGACGAGGCCAGGTCATTTATTCTAGAGGTGACTACGCAGAAGCAGGGTGACACGATAGGCGAGTGGAATGGTCACCCTATCGCGAAGAAGAAGGGGCCCTACGGCTTCTATGCAGAATGGAACGGGATTAAGGTACCTCTTGGTGAAGAAGATGATATAGAGGCGATTATTGTGAAAATTCGTGCGAAGCAGGAGAGCCCCTCTCGGACGGTGGGGCCGTTTCAGATTAAGACTGGGCCCTATGGCCCGTATTTGATGAAGGCGGGTGTAGGGAAAGGGAAACCCCAGTATGTTAGTATTCCTAAGGAGACTAACATAGATGAGTTGACGGCGCAACAGGCGGGTGAGATATTTGAAGCGGGGTTAAAGGCGAAAGCGTCGTTTAAGGGTAAGAAGTTCAAGAAGTATTAGCCTGTGGCTATATTATACAAAAATTGAACATATTAAATGACCTATCTTATATTAACCAGGTACCATGCCTACACAGATGTTCCGCTTCATCCACTCATATCTTGATGCAGATAATGTGTCCAAAATTCTAAGGACCTATGTCTATGTGGACTTTCTCAGCGCATACCGAGCCTGTTTTGCAAATATTGACAGAACTAAAGATATGTTCTGTTCAAAGGTGCGTTACGCAGTTGAAGACGACATCAGAAACGGTGAGAAACTCATCCAGGTTTCACATAACAAGGTTGGTGAGAAGCTTGATGTCTGCTGGATTCAAGTGATTGAGACGGGAGATGAGCCACTTCTGCCATTGGAGATGAAAGCCTCGTGCTGTGTTTGGCCCAAGAAGGACTAGGAAATCTGCTATATTTAATCAGAACTGTATTTTTTCCTGATCTCATCTAGCCATTCTGTTATTTGTTCACTGTAGTCATCAGGCAACTTCGTCGTCTGCAGATCAGGCCAAATATAAATATAGTCAAGGTTTTCTTGATAGTTTTTTCGGCCGAATGGCAAACTTGCGCTCTTACGCATATTCCTAATTATGATTTTGGCGACGGCGTCACGTACTAGACCATTTGTCTTTTGAATGTCTTCCAGCTGGATATTATAGACCCTACAGGCATTCGTTCCAAGATTACTTACAATCTTAGAACGAAGGGATTCCTCGTTATGTAAGAAGTGATTGGGTGTTAGGTTTAGTGGCATTCTACACTTGTAAGATATATGGGGTTTATGTCCTATTCCAATTTTACGTCACTATTAAAGTATGAACCGTAGAGCGAGACTCCAAGTCGTATAAGGCGCGACCGAATACCCTCGGTTTTCTGCTTCTCCTCTAAGATACTGAGCTCTTGGCGAATTTCTATTTCTTCACGCCTTGATATATTGGGTGTGGCTAAGAGCTGCTTCAAATAGGCTATATCCTTTTCTGTTTGACTTTGGGTCTGGTTCATCTGCTCTGTATTGTAGAGCGAAGTTTAGGCTATTTTATTTTGTAAAATTGACCTTTGCTTTGCCGGTTTAGTTTGTAACCCATTGCCGCAAGATGCCTCGTATATTTAAGCTAAAGAAGGCGCCAGAGGTGCCACAGGTGCCAGAGGTGCCAGAGGTGCCAGAGGTGCCAGAGGTGCCAGAGGTGCCAGAGATGCCAGAGGTACCACAGGTGCCAGAGGTAGCAAAGGCACCAGAGCTACCAAAGAAAAAGGTAATCAAGCTGAAGAAAGCCGCGCCTGTCCAAGAGGTGCCACAGGTGCAAGAGGTGCCACAGGTGCAAGAGGTGCCAGAGATGCCACAGGCACCAAAGAAAAAGGTAATCAAGTTGAAGAAAGCCACGCCTGTCCAAGAAGTGCCACAGGCGCCACAGGCGCCACAGGCGCCACAGGCACCACAGGCACCACATGCACCACAGGCACCACAGGCGCAAGAGAAGAAAGTCCTCAAGCTGAAGAAGAACCTCCTACCCATCCCTCCCGTCCCTCCACCGACTGCGCATCTGACAAAGACGATGGAGGCGTTTGAGGCCATCCGCGAGTACTACGCAACCCTAGGCCAAGAGCCAACGCAATCCGACATTGCCTGGTATCACGCCGAGTTGGAGGTAGAGAAAAAGGAGATAGATGCCTTCTGGTCTGAAAACAAGGTCGTAAAGGTCGTACTGGAGGCCATTTGCCGTGGCGCAACTGAAGAAGAGCTGAACGAGATTGAGACGGCAGCATCTGCGGGTGTGGAACCGAGGCCTCCCACAGAAGCCGATCTAGGCCCTATGCCAGCCTATGGCACCGGGGAATTCTGGGCCTGGTGTGCAAAACGCAAGAAGATCCGCCTTGCAAAGGAAGCCGCCATCATCGCTGCAGGAGGCACGGTTCCTCCACCCAAGGTGAAAAAGGTTAAGGCTAAGCCAGCGCCTCAACCTTGATTAGGTCATAAGTTTATCTAAATGCACCCGTAGCCGCTGCTCTTGTGCGGTCAAGTACTCTGCCTCCTCTCTGGCCCTTGCCGCCTTTCCATACGCACACGCCCAGTCAATCCGACAAGCCGATACTTTCTGTAGCTCAACCCCCTCTTTTTGCATTTCATCTGTAGGACCAGCCTCTACCGTCTGAAGGCGATTGCCATATAGCATCAGATCAATATCTTCCATGCTTGGTGCCCTCTCCTTTGATACCCCCAACTTGTATTCCAATTCCGCCACGGCTTTCATCACGACTTCTACCTGTGAAGACGTGATAGACAGATTTGCTGCAAATAGTTCTACAATCTTTGAACGAAGATTATAGAACGATTCCTGTGCCATGTACCTTATGTGTGGGATCTAGATAATTACATTTTAGGGCCACAAATTATCAATAGTAACCAAAATATTGCCCGAGATCTCTAATTTTTTCTGGCATGTAACCCCTCAAGTCCCGAGGAGACCCGCTCTTGTTTTCATCAACGGCGCCCAGACACACGCCCTCTGCTAAAGCACGGGTATCAGTCCATAAAGCGCCGAAAGCCTTGTTTGCAGCATCCTCCTCTAAACTAGTCAGATTGTAAGAAGTGCAAAGTTTATCCAGCAAGACAAGTCCACGGGTCTTCCACGTGTCAAAAATAATCTCTAGATCGCGCGGGGGCATACTCTTGGTAAAGCAGCGCCCCACCGTATCACCCAGATTCTCACGGTCGTGAGATGTATTATAGGGTGTTGATAACGAGGCCCTTACAACCTGGTTGGTACTTACAAGATCATGCTTCAGACAGCACATCTTAGACAGAATGAGCTTGAACTCCATGAGATCGGCCTCACCCTCTTCTGTAGATGACTCCTTGGCAGCAAAGAGGTCAGATATCTCTATAGCATAAGAAGACTCTTGGCCACACCGTATGTCTGACACACCCCTACTAGGCCCTTGGAAGCCCTCCCGATTGCCGGAACCTATTGTTTTATTAGTCTTAACCATCTTATAGGCCACAAGCCCTACAGCAAGCGCCGCAAATACAGCAATAGCAAAAAATAAACTTGAGGACCCAGGATTTACAGGTAACTTCGGTGCTTCCATCTGATTGTACAATAGATTTCAGGCAGCCTCCGTTAGAGGGACTTGCTTGTGTACGGACCAGGTCTCAAACTCGTCTGCGAGGCTCTTCTTGGTAAAGACCTTTTCCATCATACACTTGTCAATGTTGAAAGTGTCCTCCGTTCGCAAGTGAAGCAGATAGATCTTCACCACCTTACTTTGACCAATGCGCACCGCGCGCGCCTTTGCCTGCTCCATCTCAGACACAGTCCACCAAGGGCTGATAAATATGATGCGGTCGTAGTGTTGCAGATTGATACCGGTACTACCGGCCTTCAGCTGGATCAGAAACACATCCTGCTTGCCCTTTTCCGTGGGCAGTCTGCTTTCTTTCAGGGTGGCCTCGCGCTCCTTCACGTTCATTCCACCGTGGTATTGCAGGACATTGCCGACAAAGGGGTGCGCCTTCAAGAAGGCCTCCATGAGCACCATCTCCTCGTGGAATTGGCAGAAGACAATCCACTTGTGCTCCTCCGATTGTTCATGCGCCTCTTTTAGCAGGAAGGCGACCTCATCAAACTTCCTGCTGACCGCGTGGAACTCTGGACCCGTCCAACCGAAGGCCTCCTTCTTGCGGGCCTTGATATAGATCTGCGGGTTCACGCTCACTTGACGGAGGCGAAGCAGGATGCTGAAGAGGGCGAGTTGGTATGCCTGGCCCTTCAGCTTCTGGGCACAGCGCCACTTACTTTCCTCGTTGGCATAGATGCCCCTGTAAACCGACTCCTCATCAGCGTTTGTGAAATCCAGAAGGCGGGTTTCCTCAATGGCGGTAGGGGGCAAGACGAGCTCGGGTGACGGCTCACACTCCGTGAGCTGTCTGGACATGTAGAGGTTGCGGACCCAGTCCTCGTACTTCGCCTGCCACTTCTTCTTGCCGGGATCCACCGGGCAGCCGATGAATTTCAGATAGGTGACAGCGTCATCCATGGAGTTGGTAATGGGTGTGCCCGTAAGAGCCCACCGATAGGGAATATTCGCCGCGATCTTGAAGATGACCTGCGCCTTCTTGGTAGAGGGGTTCCGAATCGTGTGACCCTCGTCCAGGATAATTCGTCCGTACTCCTCTCCCTCGCACAGATCTGGCCGATTGACCACCTTGTCGTAGTGGGTCAGATGGACCGTGGGGCGCTCTGTTGTATCAACTGAGCCCTGCAGAACCCAGCGGCCACCCCACTGCGTGGGCAAGTACAGATTGACATTGGACCTACGGAGTTCATGCTCCCACTGGCCGCGTACAGCCAGAGGTGTGATTACCAGGGTCTTCAGCGGGCCGCCGTTCGCAATCAAGCCTAGAGACTGGATTGTTTTGCCGACACCCATCTTGTCCCCGAGGATACCGCCGCGGACAACATGGTCTTTCATCGTCTGACTTGCAGAGGTGCCAGGGATTGTGTATCCCTGGGCTTCCCTCTCCAGCATCCACTTAACACCCGTTTCTTGGTGCTCATGGTATGTCGCACCTTGCCATGCGGGTAGCAGTAGGCCCTGCGTTGCCACTAGGCTCTGCGTTGCCACTAGGCTCTGCGTTGCCACTAGGCCCTGCGTGGCCACAACTACTTGCTTTGCCATTTTGCCTTGCATTGCTATGGGGGGTTACATGCCGTATATTATGTAGCACTTCAATTTTTCAGGGCCTTATACAATAGGCACTACAGTAGTCCACAGCGGATATATGGGCTCAGTGGGCTCCATGTATTCTACAAACCACTTTCCTGGCATATAGGATTTATAGGAGTCTGGCTCTGGGCAAGCCTGTCTGCCAAAGAAGGCGCCCCACCAGGAAAACGTGCTATTTGCGCTAACAGAGCCAGCCCAGCATTGCGACATTAAGAACAGAGCCCTATATTCATCCGTTTCATCTACGAAGACGCAACGGTCATTGAAAACGGGTAGTGTCCGTGCCACCTCTGGCGTATCACTAAATACCAGGAATCGCGTATCTTCTGGAAACTTCTCTATGCAAGTGGCGAAATATGCCAGTAAATTGACTTGGTGGTGCGGGAGGATCCGGTAATCCCCCAGGCGCACATGCAGGAAAGCAGTTTTTTTCTTTTGATCATGCGTGGTCAAATTCCATCGGTCTAGAAGGGCGGATCGGTCCGCTATAGCATCCCAAGAAGGTTCAAAAGAATCCGACACGTAGGCTGCCGCCTGCCAGAAACCTTTCAGAAGTATCCTGTTGCCAGGGGGGTCCTGAGGAAGTAATATATATTTGAACACTGTCTCTTGTTCAAAGCATATGTCCGCCTCGGCCTTCCAGATCTTCGGCACATTCGGAAACATCTTGAAAATTGTCTCATAATCACCGTGTTCAGAAGGCAGACAATACGGCATGGCAAATACAAGAGGTCTATTCCACTGTTTTGACATAGTGTACGCATTTGCTAATTGAAATAGGCGATTGCCTAGTCCACATGCTAATTTACCAGCTACCCAGCTTTCACTAAGCCCGCTTTGCATATACTAAAGTTGAATGGGTTGTTTAACCCCGGTGTTGTACCCGTTCACTAAGCGCACAGACATGCAAAGTTCAACAGATAAGCCAAACTGGAGCGCATTCAGAAGTTACCTACCTGGAACACATTGTGTTGAGACACATACATATGGAGTAGTTGTCATTTCCCCTTGCGACGAGGTTCTTGTAGTAAAGGGAAAACTGTGGCCAGGAAAGTGGAGCTTTCCCAAAGGTCACGGAAACAAGCACGAAAAACCCCTGGAGGCAGCCTTGCGAGAGTTGAAGGAGGAGGCTGGGGTTGATTTGACTGGTTATACCCCGATCTCAAAGAAGCGGTTCATGGGATGCTCCGGTAAGCCCGGTGGCACGTACTTCATCTATCACCTGGACTTCAAGCCAGTCCTACGTATCCAAGACACCAAGGAAATCTGTGATGCCATGTGGTGTCCCAGAGAGCGCCTACCGTTCTTGACGAGCAACATGGACCTCAACACCTTCTGCCGCAAACGGCTGCATTTGGACCCCGCATTCTCCAATCTGAAAATAGAATAATTTCTGCATTTCCAGTATGGAGTCCAAGCCTTCGGATAAGAAGGAGTACAAATCTGTGAATTTTCTTTTTACACTTACTGTCATACAATTCTGGTGGATAGCAATCTGGGGCATCGCCTATATTTTTATTGGCCTCGTGGCTGGAAAATCAAAAACAATAGAGATGGCTCTGTACATAGGAATGCTGGTAATCACTGCGGCAATTATACACAAGAATCCTACACTACTTTTACACTTGTAACTGCGCGCATCTTAGCACGGTAGCGCATACAGGCGTCGTTCAACGGCGTGGGCGTCTTAACCCTCTTTACTATCTTAATTTCATCATCAGGGTGGCTTATTTTCATATATGCTCGGAAGAAACGATCTGCCTCTTCCTCCATTTCCTCCGAAAAGCGCTTTGTCCTGTGAATCTCATCTGTCATTAGTATATCTGTGGTGGACTCGCTGTCGTCATTAAAATCTGTGTGTACTACTACAGACTTTAAGGGTAGGATTGCCCACCCATCTGCTTCCAGTTGACTGCTTGTCAGCTTCAAGGAGTCTTCTTCAGCGCCATTGGCCCTTTGAATCTCGTTCTGCTTTTCCCTTTCAAGATGGTCGTCAACTGCCTTCTTGAAATTGATCTTTGCTGCAGACGGCGCGGACTTCTTAGCAGGCCCGCCCAGTGTAGGAAAGTCAGAGTCAGTTATTTCTATGCTACTTGGCTGGGGTTTCGGAGCAGACTCTACATTACGTCGCAGATGGGGTGGCAGATAACCACTTTTAGTTTCCGTTCCTCCTGTCGCTGTTGGGGGCTTTGCAACAAGATCGGCTAGTCGTACGGGAGCCAAGGTTATACCTGCAGCCAGTGACGGAGTTAGCGTGGTCGGTGCGGGCATTCTGGTGTTTGCATCTAAATCAAAAATAATATAGTTCAATTTTCAGCCCAACCGCCGATCAGAATTGTCTTCTTGGATGCCATTGCTTAGCTTTGGGGGGTGTTAATAAACACCTAAGGCTAATGATTCAATTTTAAAAAATAAAAAGGTGAAGCACTTCGTCCTATGGGTTCAAATATTGCTCTAATTGTTGTTATTGATATTGTTGATGGCGTCAGCGTTGCGGTTCATGGCAATAAGCATGGCTTCGTCCGGCTCAGGCTCAAGGTTCAAGATTCTAAGTAAGTTCAACATAACGAAACGATCATCTTCCGTGCCCTTATTAATTATACTACCGAAGCGCTTGATACAGCGTTGCTCCTCCTTACTAAATTCATTGTAGATCTTGTTCCACCTCTTAAGAACAGGGTCTTCATAATGTCCCCCTTGTGGGACTACGTATACTTCTGGCACTACGTCTGCTTCTACTTCTGCATCCATGTAATTGTCGCGAAAGTCAAGTGATACATTAATGAGAAGGACAATGTAGCGCCTCATGCGTCGCCTGTCAATGTAATTTATCAGCCTGCTTATAAGGGTTTTGAAAGTGACACCCTTGCGTGTCGTGGGCAGTTGGCGATAAATTCTAGTGTTCAGCATTCTTATGATTTGTGTGTTGTTCATGGTGTGTTTAGCTATAAAAAATTAAGCTTGTAAGGCTTTCAATTTTATTGGTTTTCCAACTGTTTCATTAAGCCTGTAGCCTTATCCAAGGCGGCATGTGCTTTGAACTTTGCTTGAGTGAGAGCAGACTCCGCTGCCGTTTTGTGTCGGAATGCTTCTGCTACTGTATTGCGTGCAGCCATCTTGGCAGAAGAGGCTTTCAGAAAAGATGGCTGGAGACCCC